CTGTCTAAAAAGTCATCTAACCATTCTTCATCTTCACTGACTTCTTCAATTTTATCTACGACTAGGTCGTCCAAATATTCATCTTGCCCTTTTTCGTATAGCCAATTCTGAAAATCTTCGTATGCGTTTTCTGGTAAGTCGCCAAATGTGTATTCAACATCATCAATAGACATATCGTCTACACCGGAGGAACTATTGGACTCAACAGAATAGAAAAATGTTTCTGCTTCAAATCCACATTTAACAGGTGCATCTAAACCTGCTGTTGCTATTTCTTTTGTGTTAAAGTTTATCTCAAATAATTCGGCAGGTTGTTCTTTTAACCTTCGTCTGGCTAACTTTTTAAGTTTACTACCTATTTTTTTGATTTGTTGTTTTTTATTTTTACGTTTTGCTAATTTAGATAATTTAGATTCATTTTTTTGCTCATCTGAGTCTATATCTACTTGTGTGCCGTCATCTACAACTTGTAATTTATCGTCTTTTTGTACAACTACACTACTCTTAGCAGGCAATTCACCCACCGTTGAAACAACCTTTCCTAGAGGTTTACCTTTTAAATCTTTTACATCTGTATTTTTTTCAACATCACCGATATCTAAGGTGGCAAATTCCTTTCCGGAGTCTTTAATTTCTCCGCCCATTGTCTGGTCCCCAGAAGGTGTAGGTTTACCTGAGCTCTTATAAGAATACTCTTTTAATAAATGTTCAAGTGTTTTGACGTCAGTAAACTTCATTTAATTTAACGCCTATTTAAACTAGCAACTCTTTTACTTAAGGAATTATAACGTTTTGTTCTTCTAGCCTTTCTCGACATTCTTGCACCCATTCTTGCTTTAGTTCTTTTTAAAGCAATTCTTTTCTTATAATCTATAGGTGCATTACATTGACTAGGATTAGATACTACTCTACCTTTACGTCTACCCGATGTACAACGTACCGCACGTTTAATTTTATTACCTACTTTACGCCATACCATTCTGGCTTCGTATATAGGCTCATCTGTAAATTCGTCTATTCTCATAGTACCTTCATTAATAACCCTACTACAGTAGTCATTAGTGTTGTAAATGTTAATCCAACAATAGCAATTATCCAACTTTCTAGTTTGTCTAATCTTCCCTTTGTCGTTTCTTTAAATTCTCTAAGTTCTGCAGTAATACTTTCTATTCTAAGCATATCTGCTATTATGTGTGCCTCTATGTTACCGCTCTCAACATAAGGTTTTGGTGTAAGTTCCGGTTTTGTTTTTTTAGGCATTGTTTATCTCTATAATAAATCTTGTTTAGTAAATTCCATATTAACTGAATCTTTAGTATCTATTGTACCACTGTTTAGTACTATACCATTCAGCTCATCTTTAAGTGTATCTATTGTGTGTACGCCTTCTCTTTCAAAAGCAAATTTAAAAATCCAACCTGCTCCTGTAATACTTGGTGCACCGTAGTTTTCTAATAGATTTTGTCCTATACCATTTAATGGTACTGGATTATTCATAATAATTGGCTGTGCTCTTAAGCCTATTACTTGAACAACACTTTCAAAATCTTTCTGTGTATTGTCTGCAAAATCACCTGTTCTTGTAATGTCAAGTTTAGTAAATAATGAGTAATATTCTATATTACTTGATAGCACTTCACTGCTACCCATTGCTCCGCTTCTACTTGGTAAACTCATGTGTGTCTCCGTGTCTTTGTACTATTTATCAGGATATCAGATTTTCAGATCAAAAAAAATCCCCAACTAGTGAGGATTTTTATTAAGTTAAATTTAACTTAGAATGAGACGTCTGCAATAACGTGTCCTGCTAGGTCACCGTTTGCTAAGTTGTCTGCACCTTCTACAACCATATTAACTGCCGCACCACTTACTGCGCCAACTTTTAATACTGAAAGGTTTAAGTTTTGTACTGAGCTAACTAATGCTGTTAGTTGAGTTGCTGAAATGTTTCCTGATTGTTGAGTAAAACTCTTAAGGAATACGTCTTTTCCAATAAACTCACCAGCCGCCGCCGCTCTTCTATCTACTTGTGCCATGTTATTCTCCTAATATTTTTTGTACAATATATGTACGTTAATAGTATTTATCAGAAAGTCATAAAAAAAGGCAGTATAAAACTGCCTTCTTTTGTGTAAAACTAAGTCTTAACTAAATGTTACTACTAATGTTGCACCTGTTAAAGATGGTGTTGCGCCTGCACCTTGTAGTGCAATGTGACATCCGTCACTTGCTACGTCATCTTCGATTGCTACAACGATAAAGCCTTCTGCTTGAGCTTCTGTTGTTACATCTTCAACTGATTTAACTGATACGTCAGTAACTGCCATAATATGAGTAGTTCCTACGAATCCGTTTGCCGCTCTAACTGCCGCGTTTGGGTTTGCTTGTGCCATTATATTCTCCTAATAATTATAGAGTATTATATACTCCGTTACTTTTATTTATCACTTTTAACCAAAAAAAATCCCCAACAAGTGAGGATTTATATTAAAATAATAATTATCCTTTATAACCGGATTTTCTAAATTTGTCAAAACTGCCAGGGTTTCTATCACTAATGAATTTATATGCACCACTTACAGTATCTACACCCTTTTTAGCCGCCTTTGCAACTCCAGTCTGTGCTACTCTCTTTGCAACTTTTTTAACTGTCTTTACACCGGGTATATCACCGAAACTGTCATTAGCCCAGTTCCCAATAGCCTTTCCGGCATCACCGCCTGACGGTCCTGATCTATCTGTGCCATCTTTGTAAGTAGTGTACTTTCCTCTACCATCACCACCGACAGGGTCCATGGCACTAGAAGGTTCATCAGTAACTCCGTCGCCTTGTGCAGATTGGAATCCTAGTCTTGTTGCGAATGGTGATTCATCATCATCCGTTTTCATATCCTTGTTTTTCTGTGCTTGATATTCCGCATTGCCTAAATCGATAGCAGAGCCCCAATCTATTTTACCGTTTTTTTGGTTTCTAGGATCTTGTCCGGCTCTACGAATATGTTGAAGAAGTTCTCTATTACTCGAATATCTCTGAGTAATATCTGCCCAAGTAATTTCTTCTTTTAAAATTTCTGTTATTTTCATTTTTTTATTCTTCCACTAGCCCAATATCCTGCTATTGCACCTAAGCCTGTACCGTACTTCTTATATTTATCAATATCTTTGCCTAATTTTTTAGCAACTTTCTTGCCTACATATCTACCTGCGGCCGCACCTGCTACTGTACCTGCTGTTCGTTTCGCAATACTTGTTTTAGGTTGTTCATACTTGTCACTTATACTGTAACTTCTATACTTAGTCATTGTAGTTAAAGGTCCTACCATCTCACTTCCCTTGCCAAGTCTTCTATATTCTTGTAAAAGCCTGCTTGTAACTAATTGTTTTGAAGTATATTTTAAATTTTCCCAATCTGCAACTAACCTGCGCCATTGTTTGTATTTTTGGTCTTTAATTTTTAATTGGCTTTCTAATCTCATAAAATAAGAATTAAACTCTGGTCCTGCAACTTTTCCAGATGTTTTTAATTTCATAAAAAACATATAATGTTTTCTATTATCAAAAGGTAGTTTGTTTAAATACTGTTTGCTTGAAACAGGATTTTTTAGTGTAATATTTCTAGTATCAGGATCTTTAATCACATGTCCTAGTAGATATAAATCAGTTGCATGGCTTCTAAATAATGTATAGGGTCCGTATTGTACCGTTTGTTTAATATATTGCGTTGCGTATTCGTGTTGTTTATCGTCCTTAAGCATCATATATGTAGATAAAGAAGTAAGATAAAATAAAGATGCTACATCCTGCCCTGTGAGATTACCGAAGTTTCTGGTCGTTCTGTATAACCTTGCTTCTGATATTTCTTGATTAACTAATTTTAAGTCCATTTTACTTTCGCCTACATAGGCTTTAACTGTTTGAGCACCTTGTTTCTTTAATGCTTGATGTCTATGATTGCCATCAATCATAGTGCCATCTTTATGAACTACAATTAAAGGAGCATTACTTAAATCACTTTTAACCATATTATCTATCTTATTTTGATCTCCTTCCCAACCATCTGCTGGTGCCAAAGAGTTTATAGGAATAGTTTTGTATTTAAAAATTTTATTTTGACCTACCCAGCCAAGCCAATCTGGATGATGCTTCTCTTCCATAGCCTTTTCTAAGTATGCTATCATTTCATCAGTAGTCATATCTTTCATTTTCCTGGCATTCCTGTTCCAAAGTTTAATCTACTAAACTCTAATCTATCTACTAATTTTAATGCGTTGCCCATTCTGTCTACAGCAACAAATCCTTCTTCGCCTGTTACCTCATATCCATTTTCAGTTTCTTTAAATGTAGGTAACTGTCTAATTGTTTCTAATTTTTTAACAATAAGAACTTTTGAATGTATAATTTTTAAATATAGATCATATACACTTACAATACTTGGTACATGTTCTTTTATAAACTTAACGCCTTGTACTAACTTATCATTCATTTCGTCTTGCTTAGCCTGAGTCTTATATCCGTCTATTTTCTTCTGCATAAATGTAATATATTTTTGTACAAATCCTTGTGCAAATTTTGTAGGCTCATCAAATGCCCCTGCTCTAATATTATTATTTACATGTGCTTTTAATTGTTGTAAGAAGTCTTTACCTATGACATCGTTACCTTGCTCTAACCAACTAAATGTTGCAGAATCTATTGTTTTTAAATATGCATCTGCCTCTCTAATAGCACCCATAACTTCTTCGCTTTCGTTATTAGTTAAAGTTACAACTCCGGAAAAGTCTTTTATTAAGGCATCTCTGTGCCATACTTTAGAACTTTGTCCTAGTACCTTACTATCAAAGCCAAACTTAGCCCTAGTATCGGCTAATGTAGGCCCTCCTACATACTCTGTATGCCATACTATACCAATGTCTGCACTAGTAACTTGTTTTGCTAAATCACTATCTGAGGGTACAGCATAAACAATAGTATTAGGTTTAAATATAATAACTTCATCACCGTCTATATTTGTTTTCTGTAAATCTTCTTTAGAAAATAACATATCACCTTGTGCAACTGTATTCCAATTTAATGTGCTAAGAGTCTTCAAAGCAAGTTTTAGTTTTTGTTGCAGTCCTTCACCAGGATGATTTATGTCAATATCCTTTTCTGTAAAATTAATTTTAGGCTTTTGTGCAAACACGCCTTTTGTACCTACAAAAAATTTACCTGTTTCTGGATCTCTACCTGCTATGATGGCAGGTGCTCCGTCCCATTTAGTTGTCATACTTACAGGACTTTCTGAGTTACCTTCTAACATTTCGTGTAAACTATATAGATAGTTTATTGCTTCTTTGGCTCCTGTATATCCTTTATTAAAGATATTATCTTCCAAATGCTCTAAGTGAGTATTTTTGTTTTCTGCTTCTAATATAATTTCTTTTACGAAACTACTTGAAATATCTAAGAATTTCATTACCTTTGATTCGGTGGTGTATCGTAGTCTATATTAGGATCTAAATTATCTTGAGAATTATTAAAATTATCTGGTTGTTTAGAATTATCTGGTTGTTTAGATTTATTGGCTTTCTTATTAGGATCATACCAACCTGGTATAAGTTTATCAGACCCTATTGTTAATTGGCTACCGCCTTCTATATCAAGTTGTACAGCAGTAGGTTTGTCCTTAGGATAAAATGCTTTTATTAATGTGCCATTAACTGGTTTACCTTTTCCAGATATAAAGTGGAATTTTTTACCAACTGTTTGTTTTTTGCCCTTTAATAATCTATCTATACCTGAACCTACAAGAGAACCTATTCCAGTTCCAATGGCTCGAGAAAAATTCTGTCCTTTCATATCTGAAAATGCATTAGAAACAGCACCTGGTTCTTTGTTGGGCTCGTCTCCAGGTTTGTTAAACATGCCTTTTAGAGATGCCTTGACATCGTTAGAAAAACGTTTCATCATGGTAGGACTTAGTTCGCCGTCTCGTCTTACGACACCTGCTTGTCTTAAAATCATGTATTCTAACATCTCACCTTGTGGTACACCATTGGGGTATTTAGGGTTCTTGAATTGTTGATCTACCTCATTCCATGTAAATTCTGTACCTTTATATTTTACTTTATCTCCATTTTTGATTAGATCTGATTCTAATAAATGAAAAGTATTTGTATTTTCTATAACTTCTTTAATCAGCATTGTCTTCTCTCTGAGATTCTTTTATCACTTTCTTGATACCTCTGGAGAATTTCTTTACATCTCTGCCTCTTATACTATTAATAAGTCTATTAGTTAAATCTTTAGCAGTTTTTTCATCATAATTTATATCAATTTGTTCTAACAAATTTATTGCACTAGTAATTATATGTTCACCTCTGTTAGATGTCACATGATTCCTATCTCTATCAACTGATATTTGATTTAATTCTTCTAATATACTTTTAGCCTTAGGCATTATGTCTCCAAAAAATATGTATAATGCTATTTATCATTATAAGTCATTCTTTTTGAGGAACTCACGCATGTTCATGGCTTGTCCTATAGTATCTTTTTGTTCAGGATCTTCTGCTTTTATAGAATTACCACGTTTTAGTTGATCAACTAAACTGGTTGCTGTAACTGTGTCGGAATCTTCATCGCCCTCTTGTAAATCTTCAATTCTTAGTGTATCCGGGTCAAATCTCAAATCTACTTTTGTGCCAACACCACTACTAGAACGTGTTTTCATAAACTGTATTTGATATCTACCTTTTTCTCGCATAGCATTACTTGTAAATATACCCACAACATTATCTGCTGTTTGTATTTTACTAATACCACCTGCAATATGATGATGATCAAACTCTATTTCTTCTACAGCACCTCTATTCAACTGCGATGCTGTTACAAATAATAAGTCTTTCTCTACGGCTAAATTACGCAACTCTTCAGATACATATTTGTCTTTAATAAACAGATCACTGCCACTTACTTTTGCACTAATAGGCATCATTAAGTCTAAGTAATCAACTAATAAACAATCTACTTTTTCACCACAAGATATTTCATACTCTCTTAAGAATACTCTTATATCATTTGCGTTTACACCATTGGGCATTTGCTTTACCCTTAATTTACCGGCTCCTTTAGCCTTCATACGAACTTTAAGATCAACATCATCCATATTACGCATAACTTCTTTAGTGCCATAACCAGATACCATACTATCTAATCTCATACTGATAAGTTGCTCACTGAGCTCCAAACTAATATATACTGCATTCATACCTGCTAAAGCCCAGTTGACTGCAAAGTTCTGTAGGAATAAACTCTTACCTGCACCGGAACCACCAGCAAAGATTGTCATCTCGCCTCGGTTCATTCCGCCATATAGTTTATGATCTATACCTTTCCAACCTGTACTAATTGCTCCTGCTTGATCTTTAATCCATTGTAGCCTTGCTTTAGGATCTTCAAAGTATTCTATACCTAAGTCTTTAACTAGACCGACTTGGCTTGCTTCTTTAATTTTATTTTCCACAGTACCATAGTCTTGATTCTCTAGTAAGTCTGTACTCTCAATAATTGCTTTTTCTAATGCCTTGTGCCTACAAAATGTTTCAAATTCATTCATAAACCATTCATGATGATCAGAGGTTACATCAGGGATAGGGTCTAATTGTATTCCTGCTACCGCACTAACCTGTTCTGGTGTTGGGATAGCATTAAAATCTGTACTATGACTTACAAATAATTCTACTGCCTTTCTATACTTCATGTTAAAGAAAGCAGGATTTACAATGTTTTGACATCTTGCAAATAAGTCAGGATCGCTCAATAAGAATCTTAAAAATAATTCTTGTGTTTCTTCGTTATATTGTTTTATATCTGCCATCTTTTCTTTATCTCATTGTATATATATCTAAAAATTAAGTCATGCCCTGCTTCGTTTGGATGACCGTCAGTTGGACTTTCTTCATTACCTTTTGCTATTTGTGTTAAAAATTTATCACATATTATAGATTCGTCTATCATTTTATATAATTCTTTACAAAAAATATTATTTGAAATAGATTGTCTAGTCTCTTTAAAGTGAAATCTTGGTAAGCATCTTGCTGATAATCCTACTTGTAAAAGTTTTATTCCTTTTTGTTTACAATATGTTTGCAATAATATAATATTCTTAAAATATTTAATTACTTCTGTAATGTCTGATTCTACAAAAGATTTGTACTGGTTAAATACTTTTCTTTCTGTTTCTGTATCTGTTTCAATTTTATCTAAGTCTTCTTTAGTATGTTTAGTTACACCTATATCGTATAAGACGTCTTCTATCGTTGTTACATAACCTACCCACATTTTATTTGCTACATTAAACCATTCTCCTCTATTAGGTGTAGGATGTTGTACTACTAGTACTGTATCTTCTAGATCTATTCCTTTGTTTTTTTCAAAGTATTCTATACTTGTTCTAACTGCCCTATCCATAGAACCGCCTTCAACTGCTAGATTAACAACCTTTGTTATATCTTTCATATCATTTAAACGACTGGGCCACACCCAACTAGGCGCCTGGTTATAAACTGAATCCTTATGCCCATAAGTAAAACTACATCCGTTTGCAACTATTTTCATTAATGAGTATGTCCTATATGTACACCAAAAAAGTATCCTATTGCTAATGATATAGGAACAATTATTAATAAATCCATTAGCCAATGCAATGCTATTGCTAAGGATATAATCTCCTTCCAATGTACTTTACAAATATCCGCCCAATCTTTTATTCTTTTTATCATATCATTTTAGCCTTAACTTCTATTTTAAGTTTATTATTTGTTGCATGTTTTATAATACTGCCTACTGTTGCTAGTCTACCATACATGTTCACAGCATCTGCGGCATCTTTACAATCCACATGCCAAGGCGGGAAACTTACCTCCCACCCTAGTTCAGCGGCCTGCAACATTAAGTCTACACCTGCTTGGTCTCTGTCAGGGCATACTATTATTCTTTTGCCTAATTTTTCTATTAAATGTGCCTGTTCAGGACCAACACTATTACCTTGTATAGCAATACCATCAATCATTATAGCATCAAAAACTCCTTCTGTCACTATAACAATTTCTCTTTCTGTATCAGCAAATTTATCTACATTAAAAACATAGCCTGGTTGCATATTGTGTAGATACTTAGGTGTTGTCTTATCAGGGGGAGCAATATGTCTTGCTGTCCAACCCACTAGTTCTCCATTGTAAGTAAAAGGGACTACTAGTCGTTGCTTATATAAATTTTCATTAAAATATAGCAATGGATATAGACCAAGTAGTCCTCTTTGTTCTGCATAAAGTTTTACAGGATGATCTGCTTTTAAATCTTCTACTGTAGATACTTTTTTAGGTAATTCTATTGTATTAAATTTTGCTATTGTGTATACATAGTCTGACGTGCTTTCTACTTCTAAATCTTCTGTATATTTCAATAATTCAATTGTGACTTTATGTACATCTTCTTCAGTTGCACCCAATCTAGTTGCTAAGTCTTTAAACTTTTTACCTAAGGTAGGGTTAGGTTCCCAACCAGTTGTAAAGCCACAATTAAAACAGTTAAAGGATATTTTTGCACCAGTACTTATCAAGCCACCTCGTCTTCTTTTATCAGAACACATAGGGCAGTTCATTGTGTGCCAGCCACTAGGAGTTTTGCTTGTCTTTACAGGCAAATTATCTAAAAGGAGGCGGTGTACACTCTCAACTAAAAAGTCTATATCCATAGTATTATTATACAGGATATAGTGTGGGAAGTCAACTAGTTTCTGACTTGTACTTGGCTTATATTACCGGAAGTAGGAGTATATAAAACTCTAATCCAGTTTGCATTAATTGTATAGTTACGAGAAACAATGGTACTACTACTAGTTACCGCAATATTACTTTCTAAAGTGACCCAATCAGTGCTTAGATTATTTGTACTTGGTACACTTTCTACTAAACTAGCCTGTACATCTAAACTGCCTGTATAAGCATCTGGGTATATTGCTAAACTATGTAATGCATTTGGAAAGTTTCTATCTTGATTGCCTGAGAATGCACTAGTTGTAAAAACATTTGCAGGGTCACCGTCATTTGTTGATGCTACTTGCAAAAATGTATTAGCACTTTGAGTAGGCGTCGGTGATTGGTCTATCTGTTCTGTAATCTGTATATCAAATACCATGCCATTATTTTGATCTGAGTATACTGGCTTATCTATTCCTGTAACATCCTGCTTTGCAATATAAATTCTATATAATCCTGCTGTAACATTTCTTAAATCGCCTTCATCTAAGACCAATTTAACTTGGCCTACATTGCTAGTATGCTCTAAAAGTTTATAGAACAATCGTCTTTTAGTTGTAGGATTTATGAGATATGCACTTAAAGTATCACTGAAAACATTTTGTAGTTTTCTATCTCTATTTCTAATACTAAATATCAATTCGTTTGTTAAGCCTTTATGGGCTATTAGTTTTCTGTTATTCATAGGTCTGTTATCCACGTATAGGCCATCCGTACCAATTACTAGGTCGATATTATTATCATATAAGTATAATTTGTGGTCGCTTTGGCTCATAATAAACTCTTTATATTGTACTATTTATCATAATAAGTTATAAATACATTTGTGGAGAAAAAAGAACTTATCAAACAAACAGAAGAACGGTATCCGTTCTTAACCGGCATCAAATATGGAGATAATGAATACATAGGTATCGTTATCAATCATGATAATAGCATTTTAACATTCTATGATTTAGAAAAAATACCTAATCCAGAACTTAGAAAACTATTTTTAGAATTAGGAGATACTTGGTGGTGGGAATCTAATAGACAAATCCCAATTGACATATTTTTATTTCATGAGATGAGCTCATTTAAAAATGTATTAAGGACTTTTGTAATGAAAGATATAGAAGTTTTATTTGGTCCTATGACATCTTTACAAAATTTAATTAAGAAGAGAATTAAAAGAAGAGGAATTCAGTTAGTTAGAAAAGTTGATTAGATTCTAATCTTCACACAATAAATTTAATTGCACAATAATAGCCAAAGCATAACCATAACTATGTGACTTCTTAAAAAAGTATGTACCATCGTTTGGTTTTATCCAAACATTATCCTCAATAACCTTCCAGCTCTTTCCCACCAAGTGACGTTTACCTGGCCTAATCATTGCAAGTATCATTGCCAGTTGTTCTATACTTGTGGGAGGATGTTTTTGTATAATATCAAAATGATTACTTATATGGAATAATTGTTCAACTATTTCTTTATGTTCAAATAATTCCCACATTGGTTCTGTATCAACTAACTTGTTTAAATGTATTTCGTCTATAATGTTTTCATATACATGGTTGTTTAAAAAGTCTACTTTAAACCAACCTTCTTGTTCTGCTTGTTTGTGATCTATTGTGCTATAGCCTTCTAATGGAAACTTAGGAATGTTTTGAAAGTAGACACCAGTATTGTGTTTGGTAAATTTACCATCCTTTTCAATACTTGCAGGCGTATGGTTAACTAACTTTAAAAAGTCATCTCTGTTCGCCATATCAATGTCTACATCAAAATCAATCTTCACTGAACAATAAACTCCACTTCATTAGTTTTTCTTTTTTAACTGCCATACGTTTTTGTATTTGCTCATCGGTAACAAGTCCGCCATCTTTGAGTATTTCTATCATACACATAACGTCACCTATTTCTTCTTGTAACTGCTTTGCGTCGCAAGGCTCATCAAAACGTATCATCTTGCTACATGCTTGTATTAGTTCACCGCATTCTTCCATTGTGATTACTAACATTTCTTCTTTCTTTTTCATTCTTCTTTTACAAATATTCCGTCAACCATTTTGCCTTTGCGATCTTTTATATCCTCATAAGCAACACCTAAACATTCTTCTAATGTAGTGCCTTCACGTTCTGCAATATTAATAAGAATAACTAGACAATCTCCAATGTCATCTTTTACATCTTCTCCTTTACATACACTATCTGAAAGTTCTCCAACTTCTTGTATAAGTTTTAGTACTTGGTCTTTACTTGTTGCTCCATCAATTAGGTTCCTGTCATGGTGCCATTGTGATGTTTTTTCAATTAACTCTTTCATTTTTATCTCCTATGTTATATTCCTGCAATTTCACATGCATTTTTTACTTCTGCTACTTCTTCTTTATTATTTGCAAACTGTTTCATCCAAAAGGTTGCATCAATAATATGCTCAATCATCTTTACTTGCTCATCACTAAATTTTACTAGTAACTCATCACCAGATGTACAAAGATAAATCATCCAGGGAGATATCTTTGCACTTCTAATATCGTGTACTGCTCTGGGGGCAGTAACATCTTTAAAATAGTTTTGCCATGGCTTATTATTTTCTTTAGCCCAGGTGTCTAAATACATTATTGTTCGTTCCAATGCCTTCATACCGGGTTCTTTCTTTACATATACTAGTAAAAACTCATCATATAAACTATCTTTACTCCAATCTGCTAATTTTTTACCATTTTTAATTAACCATTCTGCAAACTGTTCTGGATTTAGATATTCATTAGTAACACAACTTCTACCAAACTTTACAAATCCTTCATAGTATTGGCTTCTAACAAAATCTTCATATGTTTTTGACTTTGTAGCCGATGTATTAAGTTCATAAAACATTTGAAACACTCTATAACCTAATCTAGTATGCGTAAGATCTTTATCAGCCATACGTCTTTTCTTTACACACATGTGGGCACTTAGAGTTCGTTCACTCATAAATGTTTTTTCACACCATTTACAAGTGTTATTTTCCGAAGATGTCTTTGATTGATTTGTCATCGTATCCGTGTGCTTCTGCTAATTGTTTTAATTCTTCCTTTGTGTTTATTTCTATAAAGTTATTAATATCTTCTGCTTTCATGTGAGGGTAAATGCTATAAACAAAATCAAATACTTTATTATTTTTCTTTCTAGCATTAGGCGGTTTTAAGTAAGGATGAAATTGTATTTTACCTACACCACATGCTGTAAATAGTAACCATTGCAATTCAGGATGCTGTGGGACCTTATATTCAACCTTATGATATCTATTAAGTAATTCATTAGTCATATAGATATAGTTTGCGGCATCTCGACCTTGCACACTACTGCAATATCTCATCATCATCCAGGCACTAAATGCCTTTCTTTGTTCGTCTGTTAAGTTATTATAAAAGTTTCTATCCTTTTTGTCAATAGCAGACATGACGTCTTTTAATGGTAATGCTGGCTTCTTAGGCAATTGACTCTCCTAACATTGAAAATTTTTGTGGCATCTGCCAATCTCCTTCATATGAATACTTATTAGGATAAGGGTTGTATTCAAAATCTTTTTCAAGTGTATATACTTTTCCTTTATATCTACTATACAATTCTTTTATAAACATATGATTTTTATATAATGCATTAAATGATTTATCTAAGTCTTGATCTGTAAGTTGCTCGTTAAATTGTTGTCTATCTGATAACCATGGCGAAATATTTGTATGAGAAAACTGTTTGTTGGCAACTGCAAAACTTACTATTTGTTCCATTGTTCCCTCTCTTTGAATATAATTAATACTGTCTGCCATTTCACATAATTTATAACATGTAGTTAA